GGTTCATGAAAGACAAAGCCATGACTGGCTATGTCATGGGCGTCCATGAGGACCTAGTTTCTCAAGGGATTGATCCAACGAGTGATTTGTACTACTCTAGGATCGACGCTGCGGTTCGCCGCACGTTCCCTGATAAGTTTGAAGACGGGTCCATCGAGGAAAAAGCACCCCGTCGTCAGGCTGGCCCCGTGGTGGCCCCGGCTGTTCGCAGTTCGAAAGCACCACGCAAGATTGTGCTTACCTCGACCGAGGTCGCTCTCGCCAAGCGCCTTGGTGTACCGCTCAAGGTATTCGCGGCGCAAAAGCTCAAGGACTCTCAGAATGGCTGACCGGACCCCACGTACCCTCGAAACTCGTGAAAACACGAGTCCGCGCAAAAAGACGTGGAAGCGACAGTCCATGCTGCCTACCCCCGAACCGCAGGACGGCTTTAAGTTCCGCTGGATTCGCACCTCGACTCTGGGTAACGCAGACATGACGAACGTGTCGTCTCGGTTCCGCGAGGGCTATATGCCCGTAAGGGCTGAGGACCATCCCGAGCTGCAGATTATGTCCGATGTTGATTCCCGGTTTAAGGGCAACATCGAAGTTGGCGGTCTCCTGCTCTGCAAAGCTCCCCTTGAGGACGTGCAGGCTCGTGTCGAAGGTCAACTCGAAATGGCTCAGAGCCAGATCGACGCCGTCGACAGGAACTTTATGCGAGAGAACGACCCTCGAATGCCCGTGCTACGGCCCGAGCGTTCAACCAAGACCTCGTTCGGTAAGTGATTACCGAGAACCGAAACTGTAGATGAAGGAGAGAACCTATGGGTTCGATCAACGCCCCCTTCGGTCTGCGCCCCCAAGGCCGCTTCAACAGCGGCTCGCTCGAAGTTTTCCAGCAGTATCCCATTGCTTCGGGGTACAACACCAACATCGCCGCTGGCGATGTGGCTGTTCTGGTTGACGGCGGCACGGCAACGACCATCGAAAAGCAGTCCGCAACCGGTAACACCTCGACCGCCATCAACATGGTCGGCGTGTTTATTGGCTGCACCTACACCAGCCCGACCACGGGTCAGCTGACCTTCGACACGATGTGGCCCGCTGGCACCGTCGCGTCGGATGCGATGGCCTACGTGGTGACTGATCCGGACGCCACCTATACGGTTCAAGCGTCGGCCTCGATCACCAACACGCAGGACATCTACGGGAAGAACGCCCAGTTCGTGCAGACTGCCCCGAACACCGTGTTCAAAATCTCGCGCGTCACCCTCGATGTTACCACTCTCGGTACGGCAGCCTCGCTTCCGATCCGCGTCGTGGACTACATGGGTGGCGCTCGTGGCGATGAGCGCGGTACGGCTTTCCCGCTGATGACCGTCAAGCTGAACTATACGCAGTTCAGCGGCACCACTGGCGTGTAAGGAGGGCTAACATATGGCTATTTCGCGCGCACAGGCACTCAAAGAACTGCTTCCCGGTCTCAATGCTCTGTTTGGCATGGAGTACGGGCGGTACGAAAACGAGCACGCCGAAATCTACGAGACCGAAACCTCGGAGCGTTCTTTCGAGGAAGAAGTCAAGCTGTCGGGCTTCTCAGCAGCGCCGGTTAAACCGGAAGGCTCTGCGATTTCTTACGACAACGCACAGGAATCGTTCACCGCTCGTTACAACCACGAGACGGTGGCTATGGGTTTCTCGATCACCGAGGAAGCCATGGAAGACAACCTGTACGACTCGCTCTCGGCACGTTACACCAAGGCACTCGCACGCGCCATGGCGTACACCAAGCAGGTGAAGGCAGCCTCGCTGCTCAACACGGGCTTCACCACGTTCCAGTCGGGCGACGGTGTGACCCTGTTCAGTGCTTCGCACCCGACCGTTTCCGGCGGCAACAACGCCAACCGCCCTGCGGTTGACGCCGACCTGAACGAGACCTCGCTGGAGCAGGCCGTCATCGACATCGCTGCCTACCGTGATGAACGTGGCCTGCTGATCGCTGCGCGCCCGCGCAAGCTGATCGTGCCGCCGAGCCTGATGTTCGTGGCTACCCGTCTCCTGCAGACGGAAAACCGTGTTGGCACCGCCGACAACGACATCAACGCCCTGCGCACCAACGGGTCGATCCCCGATGGCTACCGCGTCAACCACTACCTGACGGACAACGATGCGTGGTTCCTGACCACCGACATCCCGAACGGCATGAAGCACTTCGTGCGCGTTGCGATGTCGACCTCGATGGACGGCGACTTTGACACGGGCAACGTCAGGTACAAAGCAAGAGAACGTTACTCGTTTGGCGTCTCTGATCCGCTCGGTATCTACGGCTCGCAAGGCGC